GAACGAGCAATTTGGAATAGATCAATAATTTGTTCAGGCCTAATCATGCTGACCTCTTCTTAAGGCTCCAAGTTGCCCATAAGGCTCCAAGCTGGCAAGGCTCCAAGTTGGCATAAAAAAAGCCCTCATGCTTTGACCTTTCCCAGTTGTGGCAAATCAGAGGGCCACTCTAAAGTCCCATTAAGCAAGTTGTTCCAAAACTCAGCCTTAACTTCCTTATCCATACCACTAAAAAATTTATTGACCTTATCTTGCTCGGCTTTTTTTAGTTGTGTGCCAGCATTGATTTCTTTGACCTTAGTTTTGTAGTTTGCTTTTAGGTTCTTGCCGAGGTGTTGGGTAAGATAAGACAAATTTGTCCTCTTCTTAGTAGTCTTATAAGTATTAGATTTATTATATAGATTACTAGGTCTACTAATAGTGGCCAGATTTGACGTTTCTTTATGCAGCAACCCTAAATGGACCGAATAATCACAACTACTCCGCAATCGTTTTCTTGATATATAATTATGTGCGGATAGCTCTTTAATGCAACGCACTATGGTTCTTTTACTTAAACCTAAATCTTTGGCCATGGTAGCTTGCCGACAGTACACTCGTTTATGCCTAGCCATAAATTCTTCCAGGTATAAATAAACTATTTTAGATTGTGGTGTGATGTCAGCTCTGATGAATTTGCCCCAGCTCATACTAAAAATATTCTCCACAACCAAGATCTTATGATTGATATGCAAGTAAATATTAGTGATATGCCGATAGTGTCACTTATGCTTGGATAGAGTCCAAACCATGGAAAGATATGCACCTGAATTAGTATAGCTATGATAAAGCCACTACCAACATCAATACAGCTGTGCTTGAAATTGTTCATACTCCACACATGCCTTGGCAGTCGTTTTCAAATAAATTGTATTGATCATCTTTTTTTTCAAAATCTATTTCGTTAATGGGTTTACAAGAACGATGTAAGAATATTTCATCCTCTGGTCGTTTTGTGCCATGTCGAATTGCTTTATCTAGTGCCACAACTTCATCCCATTCAGACTTGTTTTGTTTTATATGTAACCATTCTTCGTTGCTGTGAAACGGACAAAAAGTACACGCAGATCGTGGTGGCTTTGGATAACCATAATTTTCCATCCAGTTTATGCAGTCTTGTCTACGCATTTTAAGATCAACCAATGGATAAACATTTTTAATATATTTAACTTGATTGGTACGCATCCGAGTCACTTCATCATAAGAAATACCCATGTACATCTCAACTTCGGTGCCCTTTTTTACATGCTGATATTTTTTTAAACCTAGTAAATCTCTGACCTTTTTATTGACTGGTAATATTTTATATTCCGAAGTGCATTGCCTACGCAACAACCCCTTTTTTTGTGTTTTAGCATTTACAGTATATACAGGTATAGTCACATATTTGTATTTGCCAACTCCAGTGGCAGCATCAATCGTTTCTTGTCTTAAATTACCTTTGCTGACTATGTGTACAGGAAACGATAATTGAGTTTTTAACCACTCTAACCAATCCATCACGGCTTTAGGCTCTGACATTGTATCGGAAAATATACATGCGTCAGGTTTTTGCACTTCACCACGTTCCATCATTAAAGCTAACGTGCTACTTTGTACACCAGCACCTAAACTTAGTATTCTTAGATCAGCCATTATTGGATTATTTCGATTGGAGTAAGTGACAAAATTGGCACCGCATAAAATGGTGGCCGATTGCCGATTTGACGTTGCCATTCTTTTTGTTTGCCATCAGCACCCTTAATATAACCAACAACTTCATAACGGGTTAGGCTATGACACAACACCAGGATGTAATAATAATTGTCCTCCATGTTGTCACGAATGATTAAATAATTTTCTTGTTTTGATGCATCTATGGTTTTGTGCATCTGACATTTAACTTCGTAATGCGGTTCAATATCAGGGGCCTTAAAAGTATTTACAGGATGGCTATAATATCGTTTTAAAGCACTCGCACAGGCCATTTCTGATGCTCCCGATACTACCTGCCAGCCAACATCATTTACGGGGTTAAAAACAGCTCCGTATGCGTCTTTATGTTCTAAAGCAATCGACTGACTTTTACGCAATATACCCGTAGAAGCTGCTGCAAAAAATTCATACCATTTTAGATCAATAATCATCTACCAACCAAACTCATCATCAGGATCCATTTTTATTCTCACTTAATTCTATAATTTTTTGGCACCAATCTTTCGGTATAGCTATAGCCCGACCACTGGTACAATCACTGCAAAAATCTGAGCTTAAAACTATATGCTTATCATCCTCGGTGACGATCCAACCAACTGATACGACTTGCTCGACTTGAGCTGCCTGAACTTTTTTCAAATCGTGCCAACCATTGTCAAAATCCATGGCATCGGTCCACTCTACTAAAACTAATTTAAATTTATCTTTAGTAAATTTATCCTTCTTGCTTACCATGTGCTTCTTCCCATTGTTTTACAAAATCATTTGCAGTCACCACACCTTCAGTAAGTTTTTCAATTTTGATTAAACTTTGTGGAGTTGGAAACCGTTTACTCTTGGTCCATCTCGTGACCGTAGTGGGGCTTGCATTGCCTAATCTTTTAGACAATTCTCGTTTTGAAATATTAGTTAAATTACACCATTTTTCTAAGTACATGATTTACATATTAAAATATGACCAAATAAATCATATATTAAACATAACTTAAACTTGACTTAAAAAATCACAATCCTATAATTAACCAAAAAGGTAATAAAATATACTATATGAACGCAGAATCAATTATACTCCAAAGAGGTCCAACAGATTTTCTTATGAAAAAAGTTTTACAACAACGGGATATTACTGTCTCTGATATGTACACTCGATACACTAAAGGTGTAAACAAAATGTACACTCGTGAACACTTATCCCGTATCTTAAATGGCAAACGATCTATACCTATTGATCTAGCAAAAAACATTGCTGCCGAATATAATTTTAACTGGACCGAGTTTTATCAAATACCAGGTGAGAATATAAAGTTTGTTGATGCTGGTGCTTGTAAAACTCACGAATTAAAAGTTGTATTTAAGCAGCAACCACTTAGTTTTTATTGTCCTAAAGAGTATGTAGATAGTCATTGGGCCGTCTATTCTGAAGCTGGTACTAACAATAAATATTTTGCAAATTCAGCTCGATGTGTTCACATGTTCCAAAAACTTCCTACTTTAGTTAGTAGTGAAAATGTTATTGATGCTTTGCACAGTCCTCTTATGATAAAAACTAAAGCTAAAGATTTTTATGTTGGTTTTTTAACTGGCTACAGCACACCCATTGACAAACACGAACCTCATCTGTGGCTAGGATTTTTTGGCAATCCAGCACACTACATGACAATTCCAATTAGCAAAATAAAACAGCTTCATTACCTAGATTTTGTAATGGCTCGACCAAAGTTCCTAGATTAAGTTTTTTTATACCTAAAAATTACTACAAATTGCCAATAGTGATGCTTAAAAAGATCACAAAATCTGCAAAATATAATAATAATCATAATAAATATCACATGTTTTTAAACATTTTTTAATGTTTTTATAAGTCACATTTAACTTTATTATTGACAAAATGTGACCAAATCATTTAATTTTGTTTTATGGCAAAAATAGATAATTTAGATGATGTTTTAAATATACTTCCCCAGCAATTTATTGAGTTTGATTTAGATCATTACTCACCAACTCAGCTAAACCAACCACTAGCTGTTTGGGCTTACAAATACATTGCATGCAACCAAGAACAAAGACGTAAATTTAAAACCAATATCAATATGTTTTTTGGCACTACCATTGGGGCCATTACCCAGATGATGTTTTGTGATGAGATATGGACCTACAGTAGCAACAAAAAAGAAAACAATAAAAAACTTTCTATGGATGAAGCCATAGAATTATTAAATCAAGAAATGAATAATTACAAACCTTGGGATGAAAAGGACCAAGAAAAGTATGCTGCCATAAAACATTTGGCCGTTGATTATTTAAGAACTTCATACGATGGCTGGAAAAGTTTAGCTTTTCAATCACCAGCTATAGCAGAACGCAATGTCACCATGCCATTAACTCATGTTGATTTGCTAGGCCGTATTGATGGTGAAGATGAACTAAAACTTTTAGAGCAAAAATGCAAACTACCAAGATTAGGTAGACCAAAAAAAGATGGCACCAGGACTGTTAGCACTACCAAGTTGCCCGACACACCACAAATAGATCATGCCAGGCAAACTGCTTTTTATCATTTTGCAAGTGGTGGTAAACGACCATTTTTATTGTATTGCAATGAGAAAGAACACAAAATTTTTGATAGCAGTAATTGTGATTTATTAACGGCAGATGCCATGCAAGAGCATTTAGAATATTACAAACGTCAATCACGACTACGGGACCGACATATTTTAAACAGTCAAGGCTCAGTCAAAACATTATTAAGCAATATGGATCCTGATTGGGAGCATGCTTTTTATTGGGATTTAGGTGATGAACAAAAAGCTAAAGCTCAAGCAATTTACCAAGAGGCCCATGAATTATCTTAATCAATTAACAACAAAAGGAACATTATGATTTCAGCAGATTCAATTTTAAGTAAAGCTATGAAAGAAATAAAAGACAATGAAGCTGCATTGTCTATGGATTTTAAAGGCAAAAACTATTTAACCGTAGCAGCCAGAGTAGGAGTTGCACGCAAACATTTTGGCACTAGGCTAACTATAAAAACCTACATTATAGATCGTACTGCTAATAGTGTGTGTATGACATGTACAGTTTTAATAGATGGAATAGAAGTAGCAACTGGTTATGCCGAAGAAATACGATCACAAGGCTATATCAATAAAACGTCAGCATTAGAAAACTGTGAAACTTCAGCTATAGGTCGTGCTTTAGGTTTTCTTGGCTTAAATAACGACACCATTGCCACAGCCGATGAAATTGTAAATGCCGAAGCAACTGTAAAGCATTTAAAAATAGTTGGTGTTAAGCACACTGGAGAATTAGAAACACCAGTTCAATCAGATGATGAAATGTATAAGACTTTAATCACTGCATTAAAGACAGCTAGTCACGCACCAGGCATGAAAAAAATTGTTAGCCAATCTAAGTACAAAGAATGGTTAAAGAGAATCAAAGGTGACAACGATGTCATGTTTAAAAAATTCAGCAATGAATATCAAGAAACTCAAAAACAACTAGAGAAAGGTAAATCTACAAATGAGTAATTACGAAAAAATAGGGTTCGGCACTTTGTTCCCTGAAACTGAGAAAAAAAATGCTAAAGGTCCTGATTTTAATGGTCCAATTACAGTAATAATAAACGGTAAGGAAGTTGCTGCAAGAATAGCAGCTTGGAAAAAAGATGGTAATCTTTCTTTTCAAATTACGCAAAAGAATGAAGAAGTTGCAGCAGCACCAATACCAGCTGATGACAATTCTTTAGACGATAATATCCCGTTTTAATTTTTATGGGGCTAGGGGTTGTCTTTCATACTGATTTCCTTCTAGTTAAATCCTTGGCCCCACCCAGGAGTTTTATGAATTATTTTTCACCATTTGGCTTACTAATTATAGCCACAATATTATTAAGCATAGTTGTCGTGAGTCTTGTATGAACGATTTAATA